CAATGGAAGATGCAATGAACGCATATGTTGATTTGAGAAGATCTCAGGGACGCAGACCATTTATTGATGGGCCACACTTCGAATTAATAATCTAAGTATTATCTGGATCTGTACTCATTGAATCTATGCCACGTTGTATCATGTCTTTGTTCATGGTGTGGCATACATCTAATAGATCCATGTAAGCTTTGAGAAAGTGCTCCATCTCTTTGTCGCCAATCATCCATCGATCATGTGGCAATCCTCTGTGTGCTCTTTCAATAATTTTATTTGCTGTCTTGAAGTACTCAGGTAGTTCCATGTCTTTCATTCCAATGTAATATTCTATGACAATTTGGACAGAGTGGTATGCACTTTGCTGCTTCTTTGTAAGCGCGAGCGTACTGTCCCTGATTTACAAACGTGCTTACTTCTGCTTCTTTCTTTGAGTCACCTCTATGGTGGAAGTCAATCAAAGCAGGATGCTGTATACCACAATGCTGACAACTAAGGGAAGCTTTAAATGCTAGCCAAGCATTATGTCGCTTTCTTTTATTTTTTTTATTTGCCGCAATAACTTTTTCTCTATTGCGTCGATACCATTTACGTCCGTATTCACGTTGGTATTCTTTTCTTCTTACTGGATCTTTAATCGGCATCTGTTGGTCTGGGCATTGGTTTGATCAACTGTTTTGACAGAAGTGGTGTGCGTTGGCAAGTCATCATAATTTTTTTGCCGTAGGTGTCCATCAGTTCAAAGTACACACCATCTAATACACCTCTGTTCATAGCAGAGTAACATTGTTCTTCGCTTGGGAAGAGAATGCTTGTTGACATCCTCTCTCCCTCAACCCAGTAATGAATAACAAGAAAAGTCCAGAATAAATTTATCATTGCATTTCCCAAGGCGCTGTTGACAGTGTAACTGTTTTCTTTCTGTACACTGTATCACACTTTGTCATTTCTTCTCCATATTTTTTCTTGAATGATATTCCGTGATAGTGTGCAAAGCGTCTTAACTTGTCCTTGTCCATACCAATCTTTCTTGCTGTCTCTGCAACAGTGTGTTTGCTGCTGAACTTTAGTATGAGTTCTTTTACTTCACGCTCATGGCGTACTTTCATTTGTGCATATGTTTCCATTTATACCTCCTGATAAAAAGACCTCCCCGAAGGGAGGCCAGTTGTGTCAACTAGTAGGGAACGGAGAAGAAAACCTACTAAGCGTGACCGCTATTAGAATGGGATTTCATCGTTTCCTATTGATGATTTACCCTCTGAGTATTGACCCTTATCCAACTTGTCGGACACAGAGAAAGACATATACGGTTTATCGTCCTTCATTTTCTTCCAAGCTGCAAGTCTTTTGTTGTCAAAAAGTGGCCCAGTGTAATCTGGTGAACCCTCTTTCATACCTTCATTCTGAAACAAGACGCCAACTTTCTGATATATTTCAACCACTTGTTTACCATCTTTTGTTTCATCCATAACACAAGTAACCTTCATATCAGTACCATCACTGTTGATCTTACCTTGCAAGATAAGTCTTTGTGTTGGAAATGGTGTGAAGGCTGCGCCTGTATTTGTGTTGTCGTAATCTGCCATGCTTCTGGCTCCTTTCTCAAAGTTAAGTGGGTGGTTCTTGGGGAAACCTGCCACCCATCAGGCCTTAGGATGTGTCCCCAAGAATTAGAAATTAATCTCTTGAACATTCCCTCCTGTTCGCGGCTTACTTGGGGAGCCGCTCACTTTTCGGGAAGCATCGTTGCCATCATCATCTTCAGTAGGAAGATTAAGAATAGATAGTATACCATAGCGTCTAGCGTAGGTAATAGCACTGCCCAAGCCCTGCATGTCCTGCTTACTCAAGACAACAGGCACTTTGGTTTGCAAAGTAAACCCGCTCTCATGGAATAGCTCAGTAGATACATACGCACCGAACTCATCCTTGCCGCAGATGTGACTCAGGAAGAACCCATTGTTCTGCAATGGTTCTGTTACTGCTTCGATAACATCCTCAAGCGTAGCGTAATGGCTCTTGAAGTGAGGATTGCTGCCTTTCTTTTTGATAGGCTGTATTTCATTACGCACTTTGATTAGTAACTTGACGTGATCTTTCATTGATTTCTCCTTGTTATTCTAAGTGATCCACGTTTGTCTCGTTTCACCGAGATCTGGTCGTTGTATACTTCTCGTTCGTTATCACCGACCATTTGCTTAAGGTCTTTCTTTGCGTTCTCAAAGACCCTATTCTTTTCATAGTAGTTGACGTATGTGATTGCGGCATAGCAGAACTGGTTGTCTCTGCTTGCGTCTCGTACAACCATGTTGTCAATCGGGATGTGGTTTGTGCTGAGTGTCGGTGTGTCAATACCAATCGGCTCTTCATCGCGTAGCACGTAACCCCAGAAGTCCGACACCACTGTCCACATTGAATTGAAATACTCATCTTCGTATGAGACAAAGGCTGACTCCCATTTATTGTTCCCAAAAATTACTGACATCCATATACCCTCAGAGTTAGATAGATAGCAGTACAGTTGTAGTTGAGGCATGTAATATCTAATTACATCATCCATATTATTGTAAGCATTGGTGTGCTTTGCCTCTACTGGGTTGTGACCATTCATTGCGTCAACAGTACCCTTGACTTTGACAGTGCCAATCTTTTGCTCATAAGCAGATTGAAAGCCACCAAGCACACACCCATGTTGATTAGCAAACCAATCCAAGTTGAACTGCTCAGTGTGTATGCCAAGTTGAACAGCAATATTGCCAGATAAATCTTCTGGCTCAACACGACCTGTCTTTACCTGCCATAGCTCTAGCCAGTTACCCTGCATAATTTTTACACAGTCAGAACCGCCTATAAAACCTTTACGTTCCATTAATTTTCTCCGTCATTGTAAGGTCTTGTGTACTGCGTTTGTGCAGTAGGGTCAAGATATTTCTTGAAGTCATCTTCAGTTATATCTGTCATCTCAAGAAGTTGTTTCTTGCCTTTACCTTTGAGCCAATGCTCACCAACATCCTCTCCATTCTTGATTCGATTAGCCATAATCTTGTGCGTATCAATACGCCAAGTTGATTTGTAATATTCAGCAGCTAAACTTGGAGAGGTACTGGCACGCTTGACATGTGCATCCCAAGACGCACCACCACCCGACAGTCTTTTGAACTGAGCCATTATTGCCTCATTTCAATATCTGTAATCATAGATTCTCTATGAACACACTTATAATTTTCAATGTGTTTCATAGAATGTATTTCTTCTATACTGCCTGAGTATTCTTGCAAAATTTCATTCGCAATATAAGACGCCTCATCTTCATCTTTTGCATTTATAGTAAGATACATACCTTCTGCATAATGAAAACCAACATTAAATAATGGCATTAGTTTACTCCTTCAAAATAAATGGCAATGCGTTTGCCTTCTGTGCTTTTCATCATAATTTTTTGGATGTTCATACCTTCATCTTTTAGATTCTTGATACGTGCAGCCAATCGAAAACACCCAAACTGCTTGAGTGCTTGCATTGCAGTAATGCTGTTACCCTTTTTAAGGTGAGCTTTGATCGCTTTGTTCTGTGATTCCATTTTGATTCTCCATTAATTGTTCAAACATTTCACCAGACATAATTACTAATGTTTGCGGAGTTCCCCTCCGTCTTTTATAGAAGGCTATGTCTCGACCTTCTAATACTTTGAATGGGCTTGGGAAGTTTGATACATCCCTATACTTTACTTCTCCCACCAATTCTTTTCCTTTGAGTTCGAGCTTGATGTCTCCCGAATACTCTCCTCCCAAGCTACCACTGAGCGGTTGCCTTTTCGCTTTGATCCCGATTTCCGTAAGCCATTTGACGAACCACTTTTCATGGTAAGTTCCCTTAGTTTTGTTTCTATTAGCCACGGCTCATCCTCATAACAGTGCAAACATACAAACCAATGCTTAACCATTGTCGCTTCATGATTGCCTTTTAGTATTGCAACATACCAATATGTAGTGTCTCCACATAACTTGCATCTTGCTGCTTTACCTCTTAATCGCTTCGATGTCATACTCTAACGCTTCCAACCAACACATTAACATAAACCCAGAAGGCATACGCTTGAACTGCTCCCACTTGTGAACCAAAGATTCAGTGCAACCAATCTTACGCGCTAAGCTTTCTTGGCTTAAGCCCCTTTCGTGCCGAGCGTCTATTAACAACCTGACCAGAGTCTCGTAGTTGTTTGGTACGCTTGGCTGCTTCGTCTCTTCTGTGCTGCTCATCTATCGCATCTAAAACAGAACATGCAGTATCGAATCGCATTTCTGTTGTTCCATTGATTGTTCGGTAGTATGTAGAAGTCGGAAGTCCTGCCATTTTAAATGCGTGAAATAAATCTACACCTTTAAGTTTTGCTTGATCTCTGACTGTGTCTAAGTATGTCTGCATACTGCATATATGGAGCAACAAAGAGTCGGATGTCAAGAGTGGGAGGGAGGTAGCCCACTCCTGACAGCTTTATAATATCCTCCTATGTTATTTCATTCAAGTTCTGCCCAGAGCCTAAACACTCTGGGCAATCAATTTGATCTACGTCAATAACTCCAACGTCACGATCAAAACTCATTGGCCTGTGAACCACACGCTCAATATAACCATCACCATCACATTCTTTGCAGAACATATCTTCAACCTCCTTATGCTCGAGAGGTTCCCAAAAAACTTTTCTGAATATGTCATTCAACATGTGATCCATCGCATCAATATGGGATTTCGTCATTTAGTTCCTCCAAACTTTCTTGATAGCGTTCTTCCCACGCTGCTATTGCTCTACGCTCAAACTTATCCGCATCGAATCTTGGGTTCATGCGTTTAAGTTTTTTCGATAGCTCCTTGATATTAGTAGGCCAGTGCATGAATGGTGCGATTTCATCCGCAACAAATTCAAAGTCTCGTCTAGTCCAACGTGCCATTAGTCCATCCTCGTAATAAAATAATCATTCTCTTCTGGCACTGGCAGTGCAACGATAGCGTATTCGAAAAAGTAAACTGTTCCGACAGGCGTATCGTATGCAG